TTTTATTTTGAAAATCCCAATTTTCGTCCCTAGAAACCACTTTAGCTTCTGGACCCCGACAAAAATCGATTTTTTTAAAACTCCAATTTTCGGGAATTGTGATATAGTGCGAACTCAAGCGGATATGGCAGAAATGGTAATGCGGCAGTCTTCCAAACTGTTTTGTGCAGGTTCAAGTCCTGTTATCCGCTCCAGGTCATTTCGTTCAATGGTAGGACCGCGGATTGTCTATCCGCAGACAAGGGTTCGATTCCCTTAATGACCGCCACATTCCATTTTTTTAAAATTCCCAATTTTGGAACTATCTTCCATGGCAGGAGTCCCATACAATGTCAGAAATCACAGGAGTCCCAGATGAGAAAACCACTTGAATTTTATTCCCGTTATGAACCTGCCGAGATGGCATTCAATATCTATATTCGAACTGGTGATCGTATCGTCGAGCCAGTCACGTTTTCTATGTTCGAGCCAAAAACACATGCCTTTGTTGAGCCATCGATGAAAATGCAGCGCGAGGAAGCCCAGGCATTATTCCAGTCTCTCTGGGATGCTGGCCTTAGACCGAATGATGGCGAGGGTACGACCGGGCATGTTGCAGCCTTGAAATACCATCTAGAAGATATGCGGCGTCTGGTATTTGAAGACAATACTCCGAAAATTATCCACAATCGTCCTGATAGAACGATTATTCCTGATTGATGTTCATTATTAATGGACAAAGGGGTATGATAAGTTTGGCAAGGCGGCGTGGAAAGCAGACACGCTAAGAGGGTGAAATCTCGCACGATTGAGCGTACCCCTAAAGCGAGTAAGCCGGGGTAGCGTCCGGCCCTTGCCTTTTATATCTAGGAGAATGTCGATGCAATTTTTAATTGATCTGCTCGAATTGGTCACGTTCCTGTATTTCTTTATGGGTTTCACTTGGATTTACTTCCTGGCTGTCATGAACCTGAAACGCCATCTCGATGAACTCCGCTGGTTCCACAAGCTTTGGGGTTATCCCGCCGTTTACCTGTTTCTCATCGTGGATGCCGCGTTTAACTTGATTGTCGGAACCCTCTGTTATCTTGAGCTTCCGCCCTATTGGAAGGGCGAGATTTTATTCACCGGTCGCTGCAAGCGCCTGCTCAACGATCCCGGCTGGCGGGGTACCGTCGCGCATTTCTGGTGCTCGAAATTCCTGAATCCGTTTGACCCTTCCGGGACGCATTGTTGAATTGTCAATATACCTGTTTACAAAATATGCTAAACTGTCGGCATATATGTTGACAGGAGAATGTGATGGAAAAGCATCCCGGCTTCAAGGCAGTACAAGGTAGCATTGCTAAAGAAACAAACCCGAGTACAGGCAAACCGTATGGCAGCAAAGTCGCTGGTGCGATTCTTGCGGCGAAAACGCGGTCGGCATCGAAGGCGGCAATAAAGGCCAATCCTCGTCTTCGAAAGGTGCGTGGAAAAAAACGCATCGTATGAACAGTCGTGACAAGCTCATTGCCATCATCGTGATCTGTCTGCTTGTCGCAGCCGGGTTTCAATTTCACTGGTGGTCTCGCATTGGCGGTAATGTTAATCTGGAGAATAAATCCGCGTCCCTACGCATCCGATAAATATCCAACCTGTTAAGGAGTCGATATGAAGAAGAACAACCTTTCATTTAATAAAGCCATGTCCATTATGTTGAGCTTTATCCCGCAGATGGAGAAATGGCATTTCGCTGGCATGAAACTATGGCGCAATCCAAACCATCGCCGCGGTTCCGTCAATCGCTATGCCGGTATGCACCCGCGTCGCGATCATCCGCATACTCAGGAAAAAGCACGTCGGGTAAGACAGGGAACTTGTTCGAACTTGTCGAAAAGGTGCAGGAATGTCTACTCCGCATAAATGTCCGGTATGTGAAGGAAGAGGTACCGTTCCGCATAATTTTTACAGCGGTGCAATTGCTTCATCTTCTATCGCTCCAGAAACTTGTCGTTCATGCAAAGGAGAGGGTGTTTTATGGTCAAACGACATAATAAAATATGAAATTCAACCAGCATTTGTCCCGGATATAGTTGATTTTGTCGACCCTTGAAATAAAAACCGCGAAAGTATTTGAGCCCCTGCTCGCCCCGGCACGTTACAAGGGCGCGCACGGGGGTCGTGGTTCTGGTAAATCACATTTCTTTGCTGAATACGCCATCGAGCAATGTGTCATGCTTCCAGGTTTCCGCCTAGTCTGCGTTCGTGAAGTCCAGAAGTCTCTGAAGGAATCCGTCAAGCTTCTGATCGAGGATAAGATACGCAAATTCGGTCTTGAGGGCATGTTCGATATCAAGTCAGACCATATCCGCACCCCGGGCGCTGGGCTTATCGTCTTTCAGGGAATGGCAGACCATACCGCGGAGTCCGTGAAGTCGTTAGAAGGTTTTAATGCAGCCTACGGTGAGGAAGCCCAGACGCTGACACAGCGCAGTCTCGAACTTCTGCGACCGACCATCCGTACTCCGCATCCGAACCAACCGCCGACAAAATCAGGATTTCAGAAATCAGAGATGTGGTTTAGCTGGAACCCACGGCATCAATCCGATCCGGTTGATATGTTATTGCGTGGCCCGACGAAACCAGACGACTCCGTTGTTGTCGAAGCGAATTACATGGACAACCCGTGGTTTCCACCTGATCTTGATGAGGACCGTAAAGAAGATGAACTCTACAACCCAGTCCGGTATGGACATATCTGGCTTGGACACTACGAGCCGATGGCAGTCGGTGCCATCTGGAATCGAGATGTTATTGCTCGAAACCGTCTTGCTTCTCAGAACGACATTCCCGTTTCTCTTAAACGCATCGTTGTTGCAGTTGATCCTCCAGCAACCTCAGGAGAGAATGCAGATGAGTGTGGACTTGTCGTGGTCGGAATTGGAGAAGACAATCGAGCTTATGTACTTGCGGACGAATCTTTCGCCAGAGCTACGCCGGAGATGTGGGCGACTCGTGCGGTTGCTCTATACGATAGTTTCGATGCAGACGCAATCGTGGCTGAAGTTAACAATGGCGGAGAAATGGTTGAGCACACCATCCACACCGTACGATCTAGTCTCCGAGTTATAAAAGTTAATGCCACTCGTGGAAAGCATGTTCGCGCGGAGCCAGTGGCTGCACTCTATGCACGAGACCTAGTTTCCCATGTCGGTGCCTTTCCGACCCTTGAAGGCCAGATGTGCCAATTCACAGCCGAGGGGTACGAAGGCAATGGTTCACCTGATCACGTCGATGCGCTTGTCTGGGGTTTAACTGAGTTGTTTCCGAAGATTATCAAGAAGACGAATCATAACCAAGGCACGCTTCCAAAACGCGCCAACAACAATTACAAACCACATAGGATGATGAGATAATGGAAATCGCAGCAACGATCCTCGCAGGATTCGTCATATTTGTGATCGTATTGATTAATTTTATTGAATGGCTCCGATGGAAAAAATGGGTGAAAGGTTCTTATCCAAAAGATGAAAATTGAACGACCAAGAATTGTCCCGCTTCATGAACGTCTGATCGAGGAACAGGATTTCGCTCGTCGAGAGGCATTGAACAAAAACGAGATTATCGAGCCGACCGAGGAAGAGAAGAAAAATGGCTGGACGGCAGAGACCCTGACAAAGTATCTTCAGGAAAGACATGCAGCCCAAAACCTTTCTGTGGATGTAAATTCATTAACCAGACAAGTCGCGAGGCGGAAAGATGAGCAGAATCACAAGTACAATCCGCGGCGTTGGAGGTCCAAGTGACTGATAAACCATACTTCGTGATGTTCCTGTTCAAGACCACGCAACCTCGCCCTATGCTTGATCCGGAAGGTAAGGTAAAATTCTTTCATACTTCTGACGAAGCGCGCGATTTTATGATATCGAACCACGCGAATCAGGAATACGAAACCCACTGTATCGGTAAGCCTGGAGTCTTTTAATGGCATTAGAAGTAGGCGATGTAGTTCATAATTCTATCTGGCTTGATGGAAACGAAACGCCGGAGATGCGTAAGCATTTTGAACAGGAAGTTGAAGAGGCGATTGAATACTTCTGCTACTCAAATGGGATGGAGCATGGGCCAATAAAATGGGTAGAGAAGCATCCGGAAGATTCAGACGTTCCGCCAGTCCCGGATCATATTCAAGGTGATAGAGTTCGCTTGTTGTATGCCGAAACCACGATCACCCATAAACGGATACAGGTTAAAGCTCCCAGCTTTATTGCTGAGCTTGAGAAAGACGATCTTGATACCCTGAGAAAGATTACTCGGCGCGCGCTTCCAAGAGACATCATCTTCGATGACAAAGATATTGACGCTATTATCGAGGAACTGGGTCCAGAAGCTGCTATGGCCGCTGTCCGTAAGCACTACGAAAAACGCCTACATTGAAAGCCATTGTTGTATTCACTGATGAAGGAATGGTTTTAAGAAAGCTACTGAAGCCCGGGTTCAGGCATGTCTTCGTCTGTATTGTGAACAACGGTAGCTGGATTTATATTGATTATGTTGCGAGATTCCCCGTTTTCCTATGGATGGGACCAGAAGATGTCGATTTGGCAGAGATTTATCGGGATATGGGCTATACTGTGGTCGAAACCGAGACCAGATCAAAGCCTGTCAGGTTTCCATTTATGGTGCGAGATTGTGTGAGTATGGTAAAATCAGTATTATCTATCAGTAGTTTTGCACTCACCCCATACGGGTTATACAGGAGATTGGTAAAATGAATTCATTAACCGGAGCGGCGCAATCTGCAAGTCCAGCAGCAAAAGCTGTTTTGACTGGAAAAAAACTTGCTACAGATACAACTGGTGGGACAACGCCGGCCCAAGCTGCTGAAAAAGCTCGTCAACTTGCTCTCCAGCAAGCCGCGCTTCGTGGTCAACGCAACCGAACCAGCTTTGCAGGCGAACTCGGAAGCAGTGGTTATGTAAAACGCCCTGCCGCAACCCTTCTTGGAGGCGCATAAGATGTCGAATATCGCCAGCACGGTTAAAGACCTGCAGACGCTTGAAGCTCGTGAGAAACAGGCCGAGGAAGTATTTGCAAAAGCGAATGAAATTCAGTCTGAAGCCTACCAGATGAAATCCAATGCCGAGAAAGAATTAGCGCGCGCACAAGCAATCAAGGATGAAGCTGGAAAGGTTGCTTATGCAAATGATATTCGCCTTAAAGACCGGGAAGAAAAAGTTGCAAAGCGTGAAGCCATCGTTTCCAAGCAGGAAGCAGACTTTGGGAAGAAAGTCTCTGATCGAAATAACGAACTTGCGAAGAAAGAAGCTGACTTGAAAGCAGAAGCTTCTCGCCTTGAAGCAAAAAGTCGATCGCTTCAGGAAAGCGCTGAAAAACTTACTGCAAGTATCGAGGCATTCAGCAGACTACATTCCGCAGTGCAGGAATTTAATAAAGCGGTTAAATAATGGCAGTTACTGTCAATGCAGGCCCGGAATACAAACCGCTATTCTTTACCGGGCTATCGACCGACGCCAAGCCATCAACCTATTCTGCACCAGGCAATACAAAACAGAAGGTTCCAGATCGATCTGAATTTTTAGAAACCGACACCGGAAATCAATTCATATTGATGAATGGTTCATGGATAATTATAGATCATGATTTTCAACAAGTCGTTTCTCTCGGGCAGATGTTTGATACAGGTTATTTCTGGACCTCTATTGCCAATAATGCAAATGCAGATATTGTTTTAGAACTTACAAATGATGCGCATCTATGGCCTATTTTCAGTGCAGGCGGAGAAGCAAAATGTAATATCTATCGAAACCCTACTTACACAGTCGGAACTGCTTTAGTTTTAGTAAATAAAGACGAAACAAGTTCTAAAACGACCACGGCAGTAGCAAAGCGCGATCCAACTGTGACAGCTGCTGGCACAGAAATCCATGTTGAAGGAATTATGGGTGGTAGCGGCGGAGTAGCGGCTGGCGGAAGTCGGGAGATAGTAATGAAGCATGTCCTTGCTGGTGGAAATAATTATTTATTCCGAATAAACAACTTGTCCGGCGTAGCAAATCCGGCGTTTATAGGTCTGGATTTCAGAGATCCGCTGGCAGCATAGTAATATTATGAAAAACAACCTA